TGTTTCCTTTGTTGTTCAGAGAATTCTTGGCTGACAAAGAAGCTGATGCTATTTTCCCTTTTAATAAGAGTTATATTACTCCTATTCATGATAATGAAAATAAATTTATCTCTTTAGATTTTAGATTACAAGCACAATATTCTCAAATCTTTAATAAGAGTAATTTGTATGTTCCTACACAACAAACTCCTGATGCACCACAACAAAACGCTGGAGCAGATGCTAATGTTGTTAAATTGTTCGATGAGTAAACAAAATTAAAACAAGAAAAGCCTGAATCGTAAAGATTCAGGCTTTTTTATTGCTTTTTTAAAAAAGTATGTTAGACTAATTCTATGGCTAAAAATAAAAAAGAAAATATAAACGATGAGACTCTTGCGATCATTGATGATGCATTTAAGGTATTGGATGATTTAAATCCTGATGCAGCCTATCTTAATGAAAATACATTATCTTCCGTAAAAGAATGGATTGATACAGGTTGTATGGCATTAAATGCTATTATTTCAGGCTCTTTATATGGTGGCGTTCCTATGGGGCGAATTACAGGCTTTGTTGGACCACAGGCATGTGGAAAAACTATGATTGTTAATAAAATCATGGCAAATGCTCAAAAGAAAGGTATGCATATTGCATATTTTGATACAGAAAATGCATTAGATCCAGATACAGCAACTAATCTTGGTTGTGATACCAAAAAAATTAAACATTGTCCTATTGAAGTTATTGAAGATTGTAGAAATCAGATTGTTAAATTTTTAAAAAGCGTTATTGAACACAATCTTCATGGTAAGGTTGTTCTTGTGATCGATTCTTTGGGGAATTTGATCTCCGCGAGAGAAGCAAAAGTAATCGAAGATGGAAAAGATTCAGCAGATATGGGTGCAAGAGCAGTTTCTTTAAAGAGTATGCTTCGCGCAATCACACATACAGCAGCAAAAGCTAACGTTCCTGTTTTGTTTACTAATCATATATACGATAATCCTGGTGCAATGTACCCAACATTGGTAAAAAGCCAATCTGGAGGTTCTGGACCACTTTATATGAGTTCTGTCTTGGTTCAAATGGCAACTAAACAAGAAAGAGTTAGTAGATCAGATAATAAGAACGCTAATGATGACAGTACTCCTCTATCAAAGGATGTGAACGGTTTAACAATTCGCGCATTAACAACTAAAAATCGTTTTATCCCACCATTTTTAGAGTGTGAAATGTATTTAAATTTCAAACAAGGCTTATCAAAGTATGCTGGTTTGCTTGAAATGGCAGAGGGTTATGGTGTAATAACCAAACAGGGTCATAGATACGTCATAGGAGAAGATGTTTTAGGTTTCTATAAAGATTGGAGAGAAGACGAGACTGTTTGGGCTAAAGTTCTACCAGCATTAGAGAATAAATTAAAAGAACAATTGAAATTTAATAACGAATCTTTAAAGACTTTTACCCCAAAGTCTGAACAAGTGTTATTAAATGAGTAAATTGTTATTCATACAACAAGGGGATAGGGCAACCTATCCCCTTTTTTATTGACTTTATAGGTAAAAAAGGATAATATTTCTATATGGGAAAATCTCTCGATTTCGATTACGAACTTTTTGAAAAAATTATTGTATACAATTATCTGACTGATGCGAATTATTTTGAAACTGTATATGAATATATAAATTCATCATTTTTTACAAACGAAAATCATAAAACTGTAGTCAAAATTTTAAAAGAATATTATAGAAACAACCAAAAATTTCCAAACCCAACAGAATTAAAATTAAATTTTACTAGTCCAAGTGATAGACAGGCTCTAAAAGAGGTTTTGTTGAGCTTTAAAGATATTGATAAAAAATATGATAAAGAATTACTTTTAAAAAACACCGAAAGATTTTTTAAAGAGAAAGCGGTTCATAATACAGTCATTAATACATATGTTAATATTCAAGCTGGTGATATAAACTCGTCAGAAATCTTAAAGTCTTTTGAAAAAGCTTGTTCTATTTCTTTAGTAGAAAATAAAGGATTTGATTATTTGGAAAAAATTGATGAACATTGCGATGAACTGCAAAAAGTTTTCAAATACATACCTTCTGGTTGGAAATGGTTAGATGAAAGAATAGGTGGCGGGTTTCTTGCTACAGGAAGAGCTATTTATGTGTTTTATGGTGTAACAAACGTAGGTAAATCGATTTTTCTTGGTAATATTGCAACAAATATTCTTAGTCAGAATAAAACGGTGGTATTGATTTCAATGGAAATGCCTGAACAAGTGTATGCAAAAAGAATAAGTGCTCAACTTACTCAGATTCCTATGGATGATTTATCATCAGAAATTCAATTATTAAAGACTAAATTAAATTCTTACAAATTAAAAAACAAAGAAGCAAAATTAATCATTAAGGAATTTCCCCCAAAGACCGTTTCGACTCTCCACATAAAAACATATATTGAAAAATTAAAAAATTCTGGAATAAATCCTGATATAATAATCTTAGATTATTTAAACTTAATTGCTCCAGCAGACAAAGGACAATCTTCTTATGATTCGGTGAAACAAATCACTGAGGCGGTAAGGGCCATGTCATACCAGTTTGAATGTCCTATAATAACCGCTACACAAGCTAATAGAAGCGCATACAATGAGGCTAATCCGGGTCTTGAGACTACCAGCGAGTCTATGGGCTTGTCTCATACAGCCGATGCACAATTTTCTATATGGACGGAAAAAGAAGAAATGGATTTAAATTTAATTCATTTAGGTATAACTAAAAACCGCTTCGGTCCTAGAGATTGTCAAACTGTATTGGAAATAGATTATCCCACGTTGTCATTAAAAGATCCAGAATCTGATTCAATTGTCTCGACATTTTCTTCATCAAAATCTAGTAAATCAAATTCAATTAATGATACTGTATCATTATTAGAATCTTTAGGGGATGATGTTGATAATTAAAAAATTATATATAAGTACTTGAATGACTAATAAATTATATAAAGTTTTTACCCATGGCGACTTAGATGGTGCCGTGAGTTTATTATGTTTATTATGGTCGAAACCAGAAGCCACAATAGAATACGAAGAGCTTTATAATAATACAATTGAAGAACGATTAATAAGTTATAATCAAAAAACAATTAATAAACCAACAACTATAGTAATGGATTTCTCTTTAAGAGAATCATTTTTAAATTTCGACTCAAATGAATATGTTTTTATTGATCATCATAAAACTTCAGAAAAATTTGTAGAAAAATTTAAAAACGCTAAAATAATTTATAAAAATAACAATTCAAATACAGGGTTAATATATAGCACATTTAATAAATCTCTTAGTTCAATATCAAAAGAACAAAAATATCTTATAGCATTAGCCGATGACTTCGACTCTTATACTTTAAGACTCCCCCATTCTTATGATTTGAATATTTTATTCTGGACAGAGTACAGAGGTCAGTTTTCTAAGTTTGTTAAGGATTATTCAAACGGATTTAAACCATTTACCGAAAAACAAATAAAATTGATCAATTTTGAAAAGAACAGTGCTTGTGAACAATCTCATAAACTTCAAAAGTATGAAGGATCTGTAACTATTAAAGGAGAAAAATATAAAACACTAGCAGTTATAGGAGAAAAATATAATAATTTAGTGATCGATTGCTTAATAAGAGAGAATGATCCAGATTTATTTTTTTACATAAACACAAAATCGGAAAAAGTTAATCTTAGAAAAAAATCTTCGATAACATCTTTTGATTTAGGAACATTTGCAGAGAAAATATGTGAAGGTGGTGGTAACACCAACTCTGCTGGTGGAAAACTAACACCGTTATTTATGGAGTTGACAAAAAATTTAAAACCTGTATGATTATAACATCATATCAACAAATCGAAAAATTGATAAATCCTTCAAACTCGTTGGATGTAAATGAATTTGAAGAAATCACTTTAAAATTTGGTTCTTTTATGTGTATATGTTATAACAAAAAATTTAACTTTTTAAATCTTTTAAAAATAATTTTAGAGGACAAAAAAGTACAAAAATTGTATTGTGATTTGTTGGGAGAATACAATTTACAATATGTTATCAAGACATACATAGATAATATACCAGGTTTTTATAAGAAAATTTTTCGATCAAAATTCAACAGGTAATAAACTTGAATATAACCGAAAAACAAAAACAGATATATAATTGCTACCTTAAACATTTACGTAAAGGTCAGCCATACAATCCTAGAAAAAATTTTGATGACCTCAATGGTCAAACAAAAATAGATCTGTATAAACTTCAAAACTTTTTTAATAAATTTAAACAAATTAGAATGGATTTCTTTTTTGAAGCATTTGCATTTGTTTACCCGAATGACGATTATCCTCAATTGTCTTTTTTTTGTACCAGAAAAGCATTAAAGTGTTATTCCTTGTATAAGGAGCATAAAGAAAACCAATCACCAGATACGATGTTGGACGATATTAAGAAGAGCGTAATTTTTATTGGCTCATTTTGTATGAGAAATAACATTCTTATGCAGAAGTATTTGAAACATAAAACATTATGTATTCCTACATGGATTAAACACTATAAAGAAGGAAACATAAACATATATGCAGTAATAGCATTGGGATATTCTAATGAATTGAATTCTTTACAAGAAGATGAAAGAGAACTATGGGTCCCAAACCTGTTACAAAATATAACATCTTATAAAATAAGATATAGTAATTGTAAATCTAAAGTTAAGATTATCAAATGGTTAGAAACTACTGAAAATTTTGTCAAAAAGAATTTGACTTTCGTTGCAGACTGATTTAATATATAACAAAATTATGAACAAATACTCAAACAACCTATTCGAATCCATCAAAGACGCACTCAATAAGAAAACAACTAACACAGAGAGCAGTTTTAAGGATTTTATGAAGACAGAAATGAACAAAACATATATTGTTCGTTTACTTCCAAATGTGGAATCTCCAGACAGAACATTTTTCCATTATTTTCATCATATGTGGAAAAGCGTATTAACAAATAATATGATTTCTTTTCTTTGTCCCACAACCTATGGGGAAAAATGTCCTCTCGAAGAATATAGAGGAAAGGCATATCGCAGTAAAAATGAAGCAGAGATTGAGAAAACAAGACCAATCAAAAGAAACGAATCTTGGCTTGCCAATGTTTATGTTATTAAAGATCCAACAAATCCTGAAAATGAGGGTAAAGTAAAAATCCTCCGTTTCGGTAAGCAACTTAATAAAATTATCACTGATGCTATTTCCGGTGATGAAAGCGAAGAATTTGGTCCAAAAATCTTTGATTTATCTGAAAATGGTTGTAATTTTAAGATTAAAGTAGATTCAAATGAAGGCGGTTATCCAACATATGTTAGTTCAAAGTTTATGACACCTTCAAAACTCGAAGAGATCACTAATCCAGATGAAGTATATGCACAAGTTAAACAACTTGATAAAATCTTCACTCAAAAATCTTATGAAGAGATTAAAGAATTGTTGGATGTTCACTTCCTTGGCTTAGAGAAGGAAGAAAAGCCTTCTATTAATCAGCAGAAACCAGTCCATGAAGAAATTCCTGAAATTAATTCGATGGTTGAAGTAGAGTCTACTGATAACTCAAATAAATCAGAAGCCAAAGTAGATTCTATAGGAGATATTGATGATGCTGATGCAAAGATTGAAGAAATTCTTAAAGGTTTGTAAGAATATGCCTGTCAAAAAATCCAAAGAAGACATTCTTTATACTGAAAAGAACGTTTCGAAAAACACACCACATCTTATACAAATAGGATGTGGTGATGTTCATATACCAATTTCTGTTTTAAGAAAAGACGGTTCTACTAATTTTTCACAGGCTATTGTTAATGTGATGGTAGATTTGAATCCATCAGTAAATGGATCTAATATTTCAAAAATTTTAAAGATCCTTAATAAGGACGATCATTATACATTCGAAACATTAATTGATTCTTTATTAAGAAACATCGATGAATTTAAAATTTATGATAAACAAATCAAAATCAATCTTGATTTTATGTATTTCTTAAGAAAGAAAGCATTAGTTTCTAAAAAAGAGTCTTGGGTTGGATTTAAAACTACATTCACAGTCCAAAAAATAGAGGAAAACATCAATTATTTTCTTAAAGTATACGTTCCATATGCATCTGTGTGTCCTACATCTAAAGAAATATCTGATTATGGAGCACACAATCAAAGATCATTAGCTGAAATTGAAGTTCAATTAACTAACTTGGATGATAAAAAAGAATTTTGGGTCGAGGATATTGTATATTTGATAGATCATTGTGTATCTTGTCCTGTTTTTAATGTCATTGAACTTGAGGATGAAGCGTTCCAAACAGAGATGATGTATGAAAACCCAATGTTTGTCGAGGAAGTTGCAACAAAAATAGCAAAAAGCCTAGATAAACACAAAGACAAACACATTAAAAGCTATAATTTTGTCTTAAATCATTATGAAAGCATAAATGATTATACGGTAAAGGCTATTTTACAAAACAATTAACAATATGAATACAGAAACAAACGATTTAGCTATGTTAGCAGGTATGGTGAAGGGTAATATGAGAAAAATAGACTCTTTAATGGCCGATAGACCTGATCGACCAGCAGACAATATTGATATTAGAAACTTTATCAATGAACCTAGAGTCGAAACATTACCGACAATCACAACAAATTTACCGCAACAACAGGTTTATGTAGAACAATCTGCTATTCACACACCACAACCACAAATATCACAAATTACACACCATAATGATGACCAAATTAAGCAAGATATTGAATCTATTAAGTTGACTTTGGAGAAGATTAATGTTAATCTTACAAAACTCACAGGAATGTTTGGAAAAGTGTTTCAGAGTTTAACCAAGGGCAATAAAAATGGATAAAATATGTTTTGAAAAGGATTTTTTAGTTAAAATACTTAAAACAATCAATAGATTGTGTGATAGTTGTGTTCTTAAAATAGAGAACAATCGAATATATTCAGTTACATCATCAAGTGACAATGTAATTGTACTGTATATTAATGGTGAATTAGTAGAAAATACTAATTTTACTGGTAAAATCAATATCATTGATATTAAAAGATTTTTGTGTGGCTTGGATTGTTTAGATAGTCAAAAAATTGAAATACAATTTAATGATAACTATATTAAATGTGTAACAAAAGATAGTAATGATCCAACTCATGTAAAATATCATCTTGTTGATGATAGTGTAATGAGCAAATCTACTTTTAATATTAAGAAAATAACACAACTAACGTTTGATACAGAATTTTCTATACCTTTAAGTGTCCAGAAAAAAATTATAACAGCTTACTCTTTCTCTGCTGACTGTCAGAAGGTTTATTTAAAGGAAAGTGAAGGTAGTATTTACGCAGAAATTAATGATCTAACTCAACACAATAAAGATAGTGTAGAGTTAAAAATTACAGATGAATACAAAGGAGATTTAATAAAGCAACCAATTCCTATAAACATTGAAATATTCAAAAATTTGATGTACACAAAAAATAGCAATATACAAGTAAAAATAAATAACGAATATAAAGTATTAATTTTTAATGTAAAAGAAGATGATACAATAGACGTAAAATATATCATATCAGCACTTGTTAAATAAAAAAATTTAATAATTAATATTATGGCTAAAACAAAAATTACTACAGTTAGTTATTTCTTAAAAAGACTGAGAGATAGTGGATATGTTGCTGATAAACTTTATACTAAATACAGTGATGTTGATCCTAGAAGCTGGACTATAATAGTAGATCCAGAAAATACATCAATTTTTATAACTTGTTTTAACAATAAAAATTTTTTTGGTGAAGAATTTTTTGAAATTTATGATGGTGGACAATACATACCTGAAAACTTTAGAATAAAGACTTCTTCAATTGAAGTTATTGTAGAATATTTAGTAAAGTTTAACATAAATAATAAGGCACACACTTATAAAGGAAAATAAGATGTCAACAAACAAAAAATCAAAAAAGAAAGTTGTTT